CGTGAAACATAGGCAAAACTATTACCAAGGCGGGCCAAACTATTTTGGGCGGCAATCCCGTGTTGTGTTGAAGTTCCTGGAATTCTTTGGAATGGGAATGGAAACAATCCGGCATCCACCCAAACTTCGCTAGATGCTTCACCCATCAAATACACTTCGCGGTGATCCACAATCAAAGCCACTAATTTATCGGGTGCGCCATCCTTAGAACCAACCGATAATGGTTGTGAAATAGGGCTTAACGCATCGCTAGAACCCCATTGTTGGCTTTGGGGGCGTGAATAAACAAAGTAGTTATCCACAATATCAACCGATGTTGCGCCAATAAATGGCCCATCATTGTTAGGCATAACCGTAAAATCTAGGGCATACATCGTTCTTGATGTAACCGCCGTGTTGCTAGATAGTGTGTAAACATTATTGCCGCCGGTTGGTGTTCCAATCGCCGTGACAATCGTATCCGCCGGAACCGTTGAACCTTGGATGGTTTGGCCTAAATAAGCCGTTCCCGTGGTTGTTAGCGTGGCGTTGGTTGCGCCGGTTGTGATCGTTCCGGTAAAACTTGTTGTGTTCAACGAATTCATCAATGTGGATGCAACCGTTTGCGATAAGTTAACCGTCCACGATGATCCCGATCCACCGGTGATAACCGTTTCTTGGGAAACACCCACGCCATACAAAACTTGGCCAATAGCAATTGTGCCGCTTTGAATGTTTGAAACGGTTAAAGTGGTTCCGCTAATTGAACCGGTAAATATGGCCGTTGTAGGCGTTGTAATGCGCCATGAATAGCGATATGTGCCATCCACTATGTAGGCATACACGCCATCATCAACTAGCCCTACACGCCCGCTATTGCTATTTAAAATGCCAACAATATTGGGGGTTAGGTTGCTAGATAAAAGATAAACATAAGCACCGCAAACGGCGATAGCTTGGCTTCCGCCACTTAGGGTTCTAAGGCCACGAACTTCCGCACCGGCCGGTAAAACCAATTGCGTTGTAAGCCCTGGCGTTGGGTAAAGCGCCACAACACCGCGTTCGGGCGGTTGCTTCGTTGGATCAACTTCGGGGAAAAAGTTAATACACTCCTGCGCATCTTGATAAATGCTAGGTGCAACATAACTAGCGCCGACAAACCCAAAATCAGGCATTTTGTGTCCTTATTAGCGGAAGAATCCACCCGAAAGAATCCAACCGGCATCACGTTGGCGTGAAGTTAGGATGGCATCTTGATAGGCGGAATTTTGAACGGGTTTCATGTTGGTGCGCTTAATGGTTGATTTGCCTTGTGCCGCAAATGCGTTAACCATTTGGATTTGCGTTGCGCTTGCCTTGCCATAGCTAGGCATCAAACGTTCGGCTAAACACCATTCCAATGCCATTTCATAGCCTTGGGGAAGAATTATTGGATCGTTGATAGTGACATAGTTGCTAAACAACGTATCGCAAAACAAGTGCATTTCGCCTTGTGATGGGTTAGGCCAAACAAAAATGTTGCCCAATGGATCGCTAGGTTGGTAATAAACCGCTTTTGGCCAAGGGCCATTTAGCGTTTTCAAACCAATCATGTTGTAGTTTTCTAGGTTCAACACGGCAACGGGATAATCCAAACCACCATTGATAATCGGTGTTCCGTTGCTATTGGTGTTAATCCTAACAAATGATGAATTAATGCTTAGTGGGCGTTGATAGAAAGCATTGATTGATGTTGATGCGGCCGTTTGGCTTATGTTCAACAAATAAGTGCCCAATTCGTTAACGTTGCCACCCGCGCCGGTTGCAAAGCCAACAATTTTGGTGCCGGTTGTGATGCCGGTTCCGGTTAATGTCATGCCCAATGCAATAGCGCCGCTAGTGATGGCCGTAACCGTTAACACATTGTTAACAATAGAACCGGTAAAGTTAGCCCCAATTTCCCCCCCTGGGCCAATGGTGTATTGCGTTTGTCCCGATGTGATGGGAAAAATGATTTCGGTTTTGTAATAAACCATCATTTGTTCGTTTGACCATTGATCGATCATACGATTCATCATTACGAACGCATCTTGCGCCGCCGCCGGATCGGGCGTTTCCCCCGCCGCCAAAGCGCCGATATCTTTCAATGCGGAACTAATAATGTCTATGGGTGAAGTTGCCATTTAATAATTCCTTGCGTATTCGCCATGATATTTAGCCCTAGCTTCTTGAGCGACTAAATCTGCAAATTCAATATTTGCATATCTTGCAACTGTTTTTGATCTTCCGTTAACTTTTATTTGCACTACCCAATTTTTGGTTTGTTTGCAAAAACTAACATTTTTATAGCCAGATGTGTTTTCTTTTTTTATCTTTTGATTTTGTTGATTTGTTATTTTATTTGCACCACGCAAATTTTCTATTTTATTGTTCAACTTATTGCCATCAATATGATCTACTATTTCAGGCAAATAACCATGATGAAACATAAAAATCAAACGATGATTTAAATGGATACGCCCATTTAATCCTGTTCGTAAATAGCCATTTGGATGTACAACACCGGCCAAATCGCCAACATTTACCCTTTTACGCTTTACTTTCCAAACAAGTTTTCCATCTATGTAATCAAACATAGCTTTCAATTGTTCTTGCGTTGGGTGAAGTGTTGGCGCGGTCATGCTTCTTCCTTATGCGGGAACCACAATATGCCCATCATCGGCGGGCTTTGGGGTTTGTTGTTCTTGCACTTGCTTTTGGATTTCATCCATTGTTTGCGCAATCAATTCTTGGTTGCGTTGAAGTGCAACAAAGATTGTATTGATTTGCGGAATGCTTAGTTCAATTTTCATACTTTAATTGTAAAAGTTTGTGGCAACCAAGGGGGCGTTACTTTTTGGGGTTGGCTTAATTGATTTGTTAACGCCAATTCTATTGAACTTACGCCGTCTTTCATAGATGCTTCTTTAATCCAACCAATAACCATTTCTTCGGTTACGTTGTTGAATGAAACATTACCACCTTCTGGAAAATGCCAATAGCCTTCCGTTTCAACCGTTTGATCTCCATCAACATGGCTAACAAAGTATTTAGCGGATGTTATAACACCATCTTTAGCGTGAATATCGGTTACTTGCCACTTCATTTTGCACCTGTGGGATCAGTAGGCCATGTCATAGTCCAAGGAAATCCTGTTTCCTTAGGTAAATCTCTCAGCGCTTGTCGATAAGTAGCCCATGCTGCTTTGTCAACAGAAGCATCAGCAACTTGAGTCCAATCGCATTTGGCAAGTTTAGCATCACGTTGTTTGCGAATATTAGATGCTTGGCTTGCGTTTCTTTGTGCAATTTCTTCCGAACTTGCTTGTGTAACATTCCAAACTTGTGTCCACACACCGTTTTCTAAAACAGGTGTTCCTTCCGCAATGTATTGCGTTATTGGATCAATAGTTGGTTGTGTTACTTGTGTAACCGCAACAAGCGTGTAGCCTTCTTGACCCAAAGTTGTACTTGGAAACAATGTTACAAAATCTGTGTTTTGACCATAATTTGTATAAGGATTATCCGCAACAAATTGCCCCCATCCGTATGGATAAGTTACAAGCGTTGAATCTTTTATTTTTGCGTACATATTGATTCCTTAAATTGTTAAATTTGTAGATGTTCCAAAAGTTTGCGTGGTGGAAGTCACATTGTTTGTTATTGAACTATATGAATTACTAGAAAATGAATTTGAAATTCCACCGCCAGAAGCATCGTTAGAAGAAAAAGTTATCAATGTAGATGTTGCATAAGTAAAATTATAAGTTCCAGCTGGCGATGGGTTTACAACGGAATATGTTCCTGTTTTTGACCCGTCAATGGGTAATTTAAAAAGAATAGGGTAACCACTTGTATTTGAATATGTGTAAATATACATATTATTATTAGAATCAATAATAATAGCATTACCATTTGCCAAAAAATTATTATTTGTTGTGCAAGTCATTTGATTTTGATATACAAGATTACCAGATGAATTCATTTTTGCTATTACTAATACACCTTGATAATTACTAACTGTATAAACGTTTCCTGCAGAATCTAATGCTATTGATGCTGTATTAAGCCCGTGAGAAGAATTAGTGAATTGTCTTCCAAATAAAAAATTTCCGCTTGAATCATATTTAAAAATAAAATAACCGGGGTTACCCGTGGCACTAGACCAAGCGCATAAATGATAAACATTTCCAGAAGAATCAGTAACAACTTGTTTACCCCTCAAATCTTCGTTTGTTACATAAGTAGTTCTACTATTTTGAGATAACAAATTACCACTTGTATCTGTTTCTAGAAAAACAGCATACGCATGACTGCTAACATAAGCAAAACCATTCCAATAAAGATTTCCTGAAAAAGAATCATACGTTACACCATAACCAGTATATTGAGTTGTTGTTGCGGTGCTAGGATATATTCTGCCCCATTGAAAACTTCCACCAGAACTATAACTTTGCAAAAACCAAGCAAAATTACCACTTGAGTCGTTATATGTTCCGTTTGAATAAACATTGTTTGATGAATCAACCGCAATTTGAGAACTACTCAAAAAACTAGAACTGTTTATGTATCTAACGTGTTGCCAATTGATTGATCCATCATTAGCTAATTGAATTGTAGGAGATTCTTCATCAGACCCACTAGAATTACTTAAATATCCAGTAACAAGCAAATTTCCAGTACTGTCAACAGTCATATATTGTAAAGTTGTTCCATAACGATAAGAATTATTTATATATCTTTGCCATTGCAAAACACCAGTTGAATTTAACTGATAAAAATAATTGTAGTATGGAGTAATTGAATTAACATTTACTCCGCTTAATGTTATATTTCCAGAACTGTCAACAGCAACAGATGTTGCTTGTATTTTAGGCCCACTTGCAAAAGTGACCATATTTATAAAATAGGGGCCACCCAAAATTTTAGTTGTGCTACTAAAGCCATACCCTTTAGCAGCCAGCGATCCTGTGTTAATAATGCTTGGCATATTAAAACTGTGTTTGTGATGCTAAAACAGTATATGTTGCACTTCCAGTTTTAATAACCGTATAAGTGTAAACATCAATACCACTTGCGTTGCCTTTTGTTGGAGCACTTCCACCTTGCCAATAAGGTGTTACTGATGTTCCATCAATTGTTACAGCAGAATTGTAATAAGCAGTTGACCCTTGCGTTGATAACATGGCAATAGTCATTGATTGTCCAGTTGACATTGCTGAATTAAGTGATGTTCCAGAGCTAAATGCAATGTTTAAAGTCCAGTTGTTTGCAGCATTGGTTGTGTAATACTGAACTGATCCACTTTGAACATAAAAGTTAGTTGTACTAGATGGTGCTGACCCAACGACATTAACAGTTTCAGCAACATTTAACATCACTGCACTAAATGTGCTTGATGAGCCATTGAACGTCTGAGTTGCAGTCCATGTTTGCGCTGAACTCAATGATGGGTATGACAATGTTGACCAAGTAGGAGCACTTGTACCATTGCTTGTCAAAACCTGACCTGTTGTACCTACTGCTGTAAAGCTAGTAGCACCTGAGCCTGATTGGTAAACAACTTCACCAGCAGACCCACCAGCAATATTGGTTGAACTCGTAGCTGTTCCTAAAGAAACAACATTGTATGCAATGGTTTCTAAAATATCTCCTGAGTTAGCGCCAACCGCTAAGACAATAGATGTGCCACTACTTGCTGTGTAGTCAGAAGCATTTAATAAAACACCATTCAAATACACCTGAATGTAACCAACTGTATAAGTTACAGAGAATGTGGTTTGTGATGCTGTAGCAGTAAAAGATGTTCTAGTATATGTTGCTGACGTTCCAGTAGCAGCTTGCCATGATGCAGTCGTACCATTAGAAGTCAAAACATAGCCATTTGTACCAATAGCCAATCGAGTGGCACTATTTGTACCATTTCCAATGATTAAGTCACCAGTTGTTGTAATTGGAGACAAAGCATTGAAAGCAGCACTAGCAGTTGTTTGTCCTGTTCCACCATAACTAATGCCCAAAGCATTTGTTGGTGTTAATGTTGGAGCAGTAAACGCACCTGTTGAAGGGTTGTACTGTAACTTGGTAGAACTTGTGTAAATCGTACTTAAAGTGCCTGAAGTAGCACTTGTAAAGTTGATATAACGAGTTGCATTAGTCGTTGTGTCATCAGTAATTGTGGTTGCAACAGTCGTATTAGCCCATGCTGGAACACCACTCACAACAGTCAAAACTTGTCCTGAAGAACCAATACCTAGTTTAGACAGCGTATTTGAAGCACTTGCATACAAAGTATCACCAGTTATGTAGCTAGTTTGACCAGTTCCACCATAAATCGCACCAATAACATTTCCATTCCATGTTGCATTGGTAATTGAACCAGCATAACTCAACGTATTGGTTGACCAAGATACGTTAGCAGGTGCTTGGAAGTGATAATCCCATGTTCCTGCTGCTACTGAGTTGGTTAAAAGAATAATTTCAACAAAACCACCAGAAGGCACAGAAACAATCGTTGTTGATGAATTGTTTTGAACAGTAATTGCACCTGAAGTTTGATTGTTGTTAAAAGTGTATATAGCACCAGTAGGCAATGTTGTTGCATCAGGTAACTTATATGTCTGACCACCAGAGCCAGTCACTACAAAGTTAGGAGTTGATGCAGCAGTTAGCGTAGTTGTTGTACCAGCAGCAGCTACGTTGGTAAAACCTTCGTAAAAATCATTTGCACTAGTGTTTACGTTAGCATCTCTTAAAACAACGCTAGAAGCACCAGAGCTTGTGGTAACACCTGTACCACCATTTGCGACTGCAAGCGTACCAGCAAGCGTTATAGCACCTGTGGTAGCTGTGTTTGGGGTTAGTCCAGTAGTTCCACCACTAAATGAACTAACTGTTGTGATGTTTGCCCAAGTTGGAACACCACCAGACAATGTTAAATACTGTCCATTTGTTCCTGCAGCTAGGAAAGTCGTTGCTCCTGAGCCTGTTTGGTAAGGAATCGAGCCACCAGCTCCACCTGCTAAGTTAGTTGATGTCGTTGCACTTGTTGCAGTTGTGGCATTTCCTGTCAAAGCACCCACAAAAGTAGTTGCAGTCAATGATCCACTTGAAGGGTTAAAGTAAAGTGATGTGCTTACGTTTTCTGTACTGACAACACCACTTGTTGCACTTGTAAATGTCAAATATCTTGAGGCATTGGTAGTTGTATCCAATGCAATGGTTAAACCACCACCAGTTGTGGCCCAAGATGCGTTAGTTCCATCTGTTGTCAGGTATTTACCTGAATTGCCTGTCTGAGTAGGCAATAGATTATTTAGAGCACCTGCGTTAGTTGTAGCTCCTGTTCCACCATTGGTAACAGATAAAGTACCACCAATTGTGATTGTCCCACTTGAAACAATAGGGCCACCAGTAGTTGTGAGTCCTGTTGTTCCACCTGAAACGTTTACGCTAGATACACCACCTGCAGCACTTGTAAAAGGCAAACCAGCAGGGCCAATAAAAGTAATAAAGGCCAAAGTTGTTGGGTCATATAGTGCCTGAACAGGCAATATGTTGGTTGTTACTGTATTAGCAATGCTGTTGCTCATAATCTACCCTAAAAAAAAGGGGGGAATTGCACCCCCCATAATCAACTTTGGTCACCTACAGGTGTCACATACAGAATACCAGCAGTACCTGAGTTACTGATAGCAGTCATGTAAAAGGGAGTTGTAGGAGTTGCTAGAATCAATGGAGATGACATTCCTGCAGGAAGAACGAAATCGCCAAGTGTTGAACCATCTACAGGAAACACAGCAGCAGGGCATGGTGAGAAGCTAGAAAACTTCACAGCAATGGGGCTTGCTCCTGTGTTCAAGAAAGATGCGTAGTTGATCTGGTCATTCGTTGTGTCATCAATCAAAGTCGAGGCATGGCTCGTGCTTGTAACTGATAACGCAGTTGTTTGACCAGCATTACGTTGAACTGTTGAACCTGCCATGATTAAACTGCATTAGTAGGAAGGATTGTGCCTTCCAAACGATCCACACCCAATGTATAAACACCAGATGCAGGAGTTGCAGAAGAACCTGTGCTATTTGTAAATTGAATTGACAAAGTATTAGCAGCAGATACCCAAGCATTAGCAATACCAACACCAGTAGTCTGAGCACCTTGCAAAGAAATATTTACAAAGTCATTAAGCAAAAGGCCTTGAATTGTAAATGTTTGAGTTGCTTGTGAACCAGAGACTGCTGCAGGTGTCAATGTTGGGTAAACAAGGAAGGAATTGAGGATATTTCCTCTTAGGATCGTAGTTTGTAATGACATAAAAACTCCTTTTGGATTATTGTATCTGAAAAGCGAAAAAAGCCATCCCTTTTGAGGATGGCCTTCTTCTTATTTAC